AGTAAATAAATTTTTTAGAGTTGGCAAGACGGAAGTCTCTATTCAATGTGACAAGCCGTTAACTTTTTTCACTCGTGAGCTAGAGGGTGATCGCTTAGGTGATACGGATGAAACACTCATTGAAGCAGTCAAAGAGATTCTACGAACTGAGTTAGACCCAACAAGCGCTATTGTACAAGCGCAAGCTAAGTTGCAAGAAACGCAGGCCAAACTAGAGCAAGCAGAGCAGAAATTGGCACAAGCTGAAGTTAAGCAAACTGCTACAGACCAAGCAGTTAAGCACAATCAGGAAGAAACAGACCGCTATGGTAAAATCACCCATGCGATCGTTTTAAATGCCGTAGCAAGCAAGACAATCGCTTATGGAACTATCTACAAGGAATTGGTAGAGTTGATTCCACTGGCTGAGGTTGGGAAACGTTACTTGGCACATGACTTGATTACCATTGAAGACCCAGCGCATGTTGAGGTTGATGGCGAAGGCAAGCGTATCTTGGTTCAGTTGAACAAGGAATTCACCTACAACGGTGAACCTGTCAGCGACTTTGTCCGTAACGGTCGTCTTGAAATGGACGGAACAGGCGCAGCATGGAAGTACGAGCCTAAAGAACAAAATGAGCCAACGAATGTTGCACCAGCAGCTATAGTTTCTACGACAGCTACCGTGACGCCTACAGCAGCAGAACCTTCTGCTACAACAGTTGCACCTAACTAATAACGGGGGGTAACTATGGACGTCTTACAATCAACAGAGCATTTTTTTATGAACGTGCTACCAGTTGCCACACCAATCATCGTAGCTTGGTTTAGCTACAAGTTACCGAAGAAATCAAAGGAACAGACAGACCAAATCATTTCAGAATTGAGTGAAGTCAAGAAACAAATCAAAGATGTCCAGATTACTGCTGACGAGAACAACGCCAAAATTGACGAAGTACAAGCAAAGCTAAAACTACACGACGATGCGCACCTCGTAACAATGAGGATGCGCCTTGACCGTGATATTCGCAGGGCTATACGTCGCGGATTTACTACCAAGGATGAGTTCTATGTAGTCGAAAACATGCACAATAGCTATAAGGCTTTGGGCGGTAATGGCTACATTGACCACTTGTACAACAATTTTGAGGCGTTGCAGATTAGAGACGACATCTTAGTTGAAGATGAGAAAGGGGCGCAGAATGGTCTGTAATCTCAATACGACCAATCTCGCACAAGTTGATGGTGGTTACCTCATCAAGCAAGGTGATGTAGCTTCTACCTTTGGTTTTGCCCTCTTAGATGAAGATTATCGAGCTGTCCCCTCTCTTGAGGGGGAGGTGGCGGTCGTTAGTCTGACCATGGACAAGCACCAATGGAAGAAGAAGGTGACTGTCACGAACTCAAGCGTGAATTTTAATCTGGATGCTATCTTGCCTGTTGGGAAATATCGTTTAGAGATAAGCGTTGGTGGGTATATTTTCCCAAGCGATAAGGCTACACACATTAAGATAGTGGCTTCAGATAAAGAATTGGTCACAGAGGAAATCCATGCTCTCAAAGAGCTGGATATCGCAAAGGAAGTTGAGAAACAACTTTCAGAAAAAACAGTAACAGATGGTGGAGCATGTCAGGAAATTCCTGATTTGCTCTTTTATTACAATCTAGGAAAGGTTTAAACAAATGGACACAACAAAATTAACAGCATTCGCACAGGCAGTTGGGGTTGATATAAAGGAAGTTAAGCAGAGCGTCAGCACTAAAGTAGAGAGTTCAACAATGACGCAAGCTATTTCACAAGCAGTCACTCAAGCTAAATCAGAGGTCAAAGCTGAAATCTTGGGTGAGTCTGTACCTGAAAATCTTGATACATTGAAAGAAATTGTTGATAAAATCACGAATATGGGACAGGATGAAAACGGCGCACTTCTCGGAAAAGTAACTGAAGTAAGCGGACGTGTAGACCAGATTGCCAATCTCGATCTAGTCGCAACATATAATGCAGCGAAAGCGTGATTGATATGAATAACCTTGAAAATCTAGCAACGGAAATCGGTAAGGATATCAAGGATATCAAGACACATTACGCAACTAAAGAAGAGCTTCATGAGGCCTCTGAAACGCCAGTTTTTCGGTTTGCTAAAGGGGATATCCTAGGTGGCGGTGTAGGTGCAACTGCAACGATTACTACCGAAGACCTAATGAATCCTGACAGTGTTAAGGTCGGAGACATCATTGAAGATTACTGGAGTGGAGCTATAGGTGCTAACCGAGGAATTTGGAAGGTGACAGCAGTTAATGGGACTAATGTCTCTGTTCAAGGAATTGGTGCGAGATTGTTGCCAGCACCTTACAACGACACTGAATTGAAACAAAGGATTTCAACTCTTGAAAGCCGTCCAAGCTCAGGAAGTGGTGGTCTCGGTACTGAAGAAATAGCGACTTACAGCAACACTATAATTTATGTTCCTAATGGGAATATAGTTTATGATAAAAACTTGAAAAAATTACATATTCCAAAATGTAATGTGCAAGTTGGTAAAACAAGTTACTGGTGTGAAGCTCAAGAAGTATCACTCAATGGTGGTGCAGGTTTTATCGTTCTTTACAAAGCGCAAAAAAGAATAGCTGCTGGTAGTGTCGGCTCTACCAATGAGGTATTACTTGGCTATTACGACAATAACGCAGGGAATTATTACATCAATACTTTTAGTAAAACGACAAAAACCAAGAAGATCGCTTGTTTAGGCGATTCAATCACAGAGGGACACCAAGCTAACGGATGGCCATGGCACCGATATATTGACAGCTGGTGCAAAAGCAACGGCATCAATAGTATTGTCACGAATTTAGGTATTGGCGGAACATCCGTCTGTACTTCGAGCTATGTAAGTGACAGATTGAAGCCATTTGTCAATAGGCTTGACACAATACCAGCTGATGCGGATATTGTTGTTATCTTCGGAGGTACGAACGATTGGGGGAATAATGCGATCTTAGGGAATATTACTGACGCAGGAACGAGTTCTTTCTATGGAGCATACAAGTACATTCTCGAATGGCTTGCAATCAATCGCCCAAATGCGAAAGTAATGACTATGACACCTCTAAAACGATATTATAGAGGTGGTGGGACAACATGGGTTAATGCTCAGACAACACCAAATAATAAAGGAAACTTGTTACAAGACTATGTTCGAGCAGTGAAAGAAGTATCTGAAATGTACGCTATCCCTTGCGTTGATTTGCATAATGAATCAGGTTTAAATCCTGTGTTAGAAAGTGTTAGAAATCGTTTCATAGGAGACGGTCTGCATCCTACTGCAGAAGGAAATAAGAAGATGTATCCAGTCATTTTGAACAAGATGCGTCCATTCTTAGAATGTGATTAGAAAGGAAAATATATGATTAACTGGAAACTACGACTACAAAACAAATTTTTTTGGCTGACTGCTATACCAGCATTTTTGCTTGTCTTGCAAGCTGGTGCAGCAGTCTTTGGATATCATCTAGATTTGGGTGATATCGGCAACAAGTTGATTCTGCTTGTTAATGCGGTATTCGTGTTCTTGACTGCTATCGGTCTGGTCAATGACCCGACAACAAGCGGAATCACAGACAGCACACGAGCGCTAGAATACAAGAAACCAAGTGAGGAGTAAGTATGTCTAAAAAACAAGAAATGATTCAATTCTTCATCGACAAGGCCAACGATGGAGGTGGAGTGGATAATGATGGAGCTTATGGTTTCCAATGTGCCGACGTACCCTGCTATGGGCTACGTCATTGGTACGGTGTGACCCTTTGGGGCAACGCTTACGACTTGCTTGAATCAGCACGTTCACAAGGCTTGAAAGTCGTGTATGACGCTGACTATCCAAAAGCTGGCTGGTTCTTTGTGAAAAGCTATGTAGCTGGCGACGGTGTCAATTACGGCCATACAGGACTTGTCTATGAAGACTCAGACGGATATACCATCAAGACGATTGAGCAGAACATCGATGGTAACTGGAACTACTTGGAAGTAGGTGGCCCTTGTCGCTACAACGAGCGCTCTGTAAGTGAAATCGTTGGGTATATCGTACCGCCTGAAGAAGTCGAAACAGGCTGGCAACAGAACCAGTACGGTTGGTGGTGGGTTCGTGAAGACGGCTCTTATCCAACTGATAAATGGGAGAAGATCAACGACGTTTGGTACTATTTCGATGATAAAGGCTTCATGAAGCGTAGTACCTGGTTGAACTACAAGGATGCTTGGTACTGGTTCACGGATTCAGGATCTATGGCAACAGGCTGGGCTCGTATCAACAATACTTGGTATTACTTTGATGAAGACGGCAAGATGGTTACTGGATGGATTAAGCACAAGCAGACCTGGTACTACCTTGATAGCAAGAATGGCAACATGGTATCTAATGCCTTCATCCAGTCAGCGGACAGAACAGGTTGGTACTACCTCAAGGCAGATGGAACGCTAGCAGATAAGCCAGAGTTCACAGTTGAGCCTGAGGGCTTGATTACTACGAAATAGAAAGAATTTCAAAATAGATTACACTAGACCGCAGGCTCAGGCTTGCGGTTTTTTTGTTTGTCTGAAATACGCTTGATAATCGCTTGAAAGTCTTGAAAAATCTTTATAGATAGAGGGTTAGGAGCGTTCTTTTTCGCTTGAATACCATTTAAAAATGCGACGTGAAGCCGAAATAAAATTTGGGGACGAGCAGGAACCGTGATCATCGTCACGGTTTTCTATTTTGCAAAAAACAGTGTTTTGTTAAAAATAAAAATATCTTCGCCCCAAACTCGCCCCAAAAGTTTTTTAAAGTTATCCTTTTTTATCATGAAATAAAAATAAAAAAGCCCTATTTTACGGGCTTTTTGTCTTGATAAATTCCGATAAATTCGGTATTGAAAGGCGGTAGACGGATTTGAACCGACGATCAAGCTTTTGCAGAGCCGTGCCTTACCACTTGGCTATACCGCCTTAACGTTC